GAATGGTTCACCCGCATCTGAACGAACCACCCACCAGTAATGGTGGGTTTATTTTTTATACATAAATTAGGATGGCGGTATGAATTCTTTATTTTGCTTTAGTATCTCTTTTTAGCAAATTTTAGGGGATTTATATGCAAAGTAACGATGATTTCCACACGCAACTTCTCAAATACGGCATAGACATTGGATTTCTTCTTTCGGGGTTCTTCGGAGCACTGCTTCTTTCAATAAAGAAGAAAAAGCAAAAGATAAGCAAATCAATCGGATGCATATTTGCAGGAACGATATGTGCGAACTACCTGACACCGTTCATTCTTCACTTTGCGCCCGATTCAATACAGGAAAAGGGTAAATATGCAGTGGCCTTTATGATGGGATATATCGGCCTTAAGGGGCTTGAGTTCATTGTGGATACAATCGTAGAATATGTTGATTCAAGAAAACCCAACCCAAAAGACTAAAAGACTCTTGACAAAGCCAAGACTTGTGCTATAATTCCCTCAACGCGCTGTGGGAGGTCTTGGTTATCTCAGCCCGACTTATAATCGGGTAAGACTAGGTTCGATTCCTAGACAGCGTATTATGCCAAAGCGAGTCATCGACAGACTGGATATCGAAGCCGAGCGTGAAGGTCTTGCATTCAAGACACAACTAGGTCAGATATCACGTGTAGGCTGGGGAAAGGGTATTCTCAAGCAACGGAGAATGCACCTGGATGGGGATAAGAAGATCGAATGTCGGACGATCAAGGAACGATATTCCAGGATCTAAATACTCATATGAAGATCACTGATATCTTGGAGAAGTTCAAAAATGTGGGTGTCCAGAAAACCAAAACTGGAGACGATAGGATTTTCTTTTTAGATGAAGAAAATGATGTATTATATTGTTTTGGACCTTCAAAATATGTGAGAAAGGCATTGGAAAACAAAGACTCCACTAGAGTTATGATTGTGGAGTACGAAAATGGTCCATACCTTCAAGTTGGTGATAATGTATATGGTGATAAGATTGTGCGTGACTTTGAATTTTATGAAGATCATGGAATAGTCATAACAGGAATGATTCTTGAACAAAAGTATCATGAATCAAATGATGTTGAAATTGGGGATATGGGTTTAATTGTGTAATTTTGTTTAATTTTTTCACCGAGTTTGATTACGCTTCATGCGTCCAAAAAAGGTCAAAATCTTAGGCCCGTCATAGCGAGAATAATCTTATACATATTAGGGAGGTTCGACTCCTCCCATCCCCACTGTTATGAGCAATAATAAAAAACTCTACTACGCAAAATGTGAAGTCGATGGAAGATGCATCGACATGCTTTTAAGTGAAACTGAAATTGCAAGAGCAAGCAAACGTTTGCTTGCTGATGAGAACAAGAAGTTCATACCTGAAACTTGCAATACTTGTTGGCCGATTGAGCAGCCGCCAAAATGCTCATTCTGGAATCGAATCATTGGCAATTGTAAATGTGACTAAATTATGAGCGACAAAATTTCTATTCTTCGTCTTAACTCTGGTGAAGAGATCATCTGCACCTACACCACCAATATCAATAACGATGGTGAATTCATTGTAATCAAGCAACCAGCCATTCTGATTCCTGGACCCGAGGGTAAGCTTATGTTTGCCAAGTGGCTTCCCTACATGAAGCAGGACAATGGAATCAGTCTGAAGCGTGAGCATGTTGTCTTTGAAGGAGAGCCGATGGAGGATCTCAAGGATCACTACCTCTCGGTTGTCGTCAACAACCTGTTTGTGCCTTCGAAGAAGGTTGCAACCCCAGAACTCAAGTTAGCACTTGACCGCTGAGAAGATGGTGGTATAATACCACCACTGTATTCCCGTAGCTCAGTTGGATAGAGCATCGGTTTTCTAAACCGATGGTCAGGGGTTCGAGTGCCTTCGGGAATGTTCAAGGAGAAAACTATGCGAAACTATTCACTACTTTTTATCGTACTGGCCTTTTCAATTCTCGTTTTCAGTTCACTCTATTCATTCGTGAATGGGGATGAAAAGCTCTTCCATGCAGGAATCTTCACATTCGGTATTCTTGTATCGTTTGGAGCACTGACCACTGCACTTCTCTCACCCAGTGAGAAGGAGGAACTGGAACGTCAGAACCAGTTGGATGATCTTTATCGTCACATCGACAACGTTAGCAAGAGCTGTAATGATGATCTTGCCTCAACTGAGCGTTGGGTGGGCAACGAGTTTGAGCGAGTCGATAATCGAATCGAAGCACTCAAGCCAGCCCGAAAGAAGGCTTGAACCAATGAGAAACCCGATCAGAAATGATCGGGTTTTTTTATTTTCATAAATATTTGCGATGTACGAATTATACTTCGCATACAACTTCACCACATTTTCAGGTGCTCCAAGAAGAGACATTCTTAAAATACCTGAATGTAAAATCAAGAAGTATGATGTGGCGAATGATAACGTAGAGTTAGTGGTCGTATGTGAATCTCAGGATATTGCCGAGAAGTTAAAACATTATATGCTTATTCGATTTGAGATATTTGCGAAGAAGGAACTTCCGTTATCTCCTGAAGTTTAGAGACTGATTAACCAATAAGTTTTCGAATAGTTGATTGTTTTGCTCACTTATTAGGGTCAACTTCTCAATCGCTGAATCCTCACGAACATTTTCAGTAATCTCTGGGCAGAAAGCATCCTTGGTAAAGGATGCTGTTTGCTTTATCTTTGAATTCTTTCTCAGATAGCATTGGAGTTCCGATTGATTGTCATAACATGCTGCTGATGTCGAGGAAATGACATTGCATTGTCCTACGATTTCAGTGCTGAATTTGGTCACATCAGTATCATCTTTGTTTTCGGTGTAGATTACTATATTCGTTAGACTGCTGGTTCTGTCCTCATATGATATTGAGCCAGCCACGGTTATTACTTCTTTTCCATCGTCCTGATATTTTATATCAGTTATTTGATATTTTTTATCTAGATCAGTAATTCCAATGATATCACCGACCTGAACTCCAAGATAACTGAATGAATTTTTAGAGTTTTTTCCAAAGATATTCACTATATTCGTATAGAAGTCATTTTCCTGGGTAGTGGAAACAGTCAAATCAAAATTTGGTGTCTGTAGGAAATATTCTTTATCGTAACGATTTATCTTGGAATCTAGATTCGAGATACTTACCACGTTTGCAAACAATATGTTATTCTCAAACTTTTCAATTGTATAACTTCCATTGAGAGAAACTTTCAACGAAGTCAATTGAGGATTATACCATTCACCTTCTGTTATGGTAAACGCCGATGATGTGAGGTTTCTAGTGAAGAATTCTTCTACATCCTTGATGCTTGTCTTGTTCTTATAATCCGTGAAGTCAACCATCACTTTGGTATTGCTGGAATAAAATATAAAATTAGGAGATGAAACGAGTCCTCTCTTGAATGATGAGGACTCGTTTCTCAACTTTTCAAACTTCAACCCATAGAAGGAAGACGATCTTACAGCAATAAAATTCTTATCCTGACCAAGAGGAATATTTTTATTTTTTGTGTATGATGATCTCGAAAGCATGTTATGATGCTATGTAATTGACTTTCTGAGCACCAGCCGAGGACAGAACGTATATCTTGTTGAGATTGTCTATTTCGAAGAACAGAGACTCACCAGGATCGAGTGGGAAGCCCGACAGAGACGAGGAGGACAGATTGGAGCCTCCGACGTAGATCGTGTTGGTGTTCGTTATAGGGGCTTTGATGTGAACTCCAGACTTGATCGTAGTTGATGTTGAAACAATTATTGAGGCTACCGTCGAAACATCCTTTGATCCACTGAATAGCTTGGTTGGCTTTACGATTTCATTGATCTTTGCAGAAACTGTTCCAGCAGTCAGTTTATCATTGATTGTTGATATGACGGCTGTATTCGTCTTGATGCTGGCAAGATTTGAAACCAGTGGTTTACTCGTTGACTCAAGAGAATTTATGATGTCTGTATCATTTACATTTACATCACCAGATACTCCAACGGTCAGAGCAGAATAAGAAACTACTTCAAGTGCTCCACCACCGATGGTTCCCTTGACCAGAATTGGGCTGTCAGAAGTGACTCCGCTACCTATTACCTTGAGTGGAAGACCATTTCCATTGGTCACACCGATAACAGGATTGATTGTGATCGAGAAAGTAACTCCTGCGTTGACCAGATTGACATTCAGGGCATCGCCAGAATGACCGAGCGTATGACCGTCTGAGGCGTAGATTCTTCCGAGTACCTTACCCCCTAGATCAGAGCCAAACACGGCCACGCTGTCTGTGCCTGCCGCCAGACCAAAGCCACCGCAGATACCAACATAACCCTTGACATTTACATAATCGGTGCTCCAAGAAAGATTTCTTCCACCAGTGACGGCCACAGGTACACCGTTGGTTACGCCGACTATGGATGAATTGCCTATAAGCTTGACACTTCCAGTCACACCGAGTAAAATACCGTTTGTAGCACCTTGAACATGACCGATGACCTGTACTGGTTTATAGTTAGCTGGCGTGTTGCCGCTAGGACCACCGACGATCAAGAATGTTCCAGATCTATTGGAAACCGCCACAGATCCAGTTATGGCAGAGAAAGTGACTCCTAAATAATTATTGGTGACACCTAGAATCTGAACTGGAAGAGGATAAGTTTCTGAAACTCTAAAACCCTGTGCATCTGCACCCCAGACGAGTTTCTGAAGAGGTAAATGAGCGAGAGAAAGTCCAGAACCACTTGTAGCATAGTCAGTACCGAGAACCGCAGTTCCATCGTATGTGGTTATGATTATATTGTTATTGGTATCTGCTGTAGGCATTCTAAATCCTTATAAAATTATATATAACAAACTATGATATTCGATATAACAAAAGAACAATTCTCTCGAAAGGTCGAGGGATACGTAAAAACCACCAGATACAGCTACATAGAGGCAGTCATACAGTCTCTAGAGGATTTTTCTCTGGATTCTTCGCAGGCTTCTAAGTTGCTAACCCAACCATTACTGGAAAAAATCGAGCAGGAAGGAATTGAAATTAATCTGATACGAAAGAAGAAAAGCAAGCTTCCTTTTGCTTGACAAATAAAAAACAACTGATATAATACTAAGAAGTGGGGAGTTCCCACTTAGTCAGAGTCCGAAGGAGATCTTCGGGAAAGGTAAAAAACACATGAGCACATTCAAGGATTTCAAGAACAAGTCAAAGAACAGCATTTCGGATCTTATGAAGAAGTTGGACGATTCTTCTAAGAAGGATTACAAGGATGATCGTTTCTGGCGTCCAGAACCAGACAAGATGGGAAACGGATTTGCGATCATTCGTTTCCTCTCAGCCCCAGAGAATGAGGATTCACCTTGGGTGAAGACTTTCTCTCACGCATTCCAAGGACCAGGTGGTTGGTATATCGAGAATTCTCTCACTACCCTCAACCAGAAGGATCCCGTCAGTGAGTTGAATACCCAACTCTGGAATACTGGGTCTGAGGAAGACAAGAACATCGCTCGTTCCCGTAAGCGCAAGACCACCTACACTTCAAACATCCTTGTGATCAAGGATGAAGCGAATCCACAGAACGAGGGTAAGGTGTTCCTCTTCAAGTACGGAACCAAGATCTTCGATAAGATTCAGGAGAAGATGAAGCCAGAGTTCAAGGATGAGGATCCAATTGATCCTTTCAATCTCTGGACTGGCTGCAACTTCAAGCTGAAGATTCGCAAGGTCGGAGGATTCACCAACTACGACAAGTCTGAGTTTGATTCTACAAGTCCTCTGTTTGGTGGGGACGACACTCAGATTGAAAAGCTCTGGCGTTCAGAGCACAGTCTCGTTCAGTTCACGACTCCAGACAACTTCAAGTCTTATGATGAACTGAAGAAGCGTCTTCATGACGTACTTGCTGGTGATATTCGTGGTGGTGCTCCAATGAACGAGAAGACTGCCGAAGACATCGACGAAGATGACTTCAAGCAGAAGCCTCCTCAGATGAAGCAGAAGCCGAAGGTTGAGGAGTCCGTCGATGAAGAGATGGACGCACTCAAATACTTCGAACAGTTCAAGAACGCTTAATCATCCAACATTCGCTCTCCAAACGGGGAGCGATTTGTTTTTCAGATCCTGATCGTAATGCAAAGCCTTTCCAACATTTTTAGGAATTGAAATCGCAGCCTGATCTATTACAGGATTATTTGCGGCTCTTTGTCCTCTAAGAATATGCCCAAACTCATTTATGATGTTGTCATCGGTTTTTTCCTGTGGAAGAGTTTCTTTTGACTCTGGCTTTTTAAGATTAGCGGAAACCAGATCTGGTTCGGAGTTATCAACCATTGGTTGACTCTTTGGTTTGAGATCAACGCTAGATTCATTCTTTAAGATACCAGAATTCTGACCAGTCAGCATTTTGGTTTCTTTCTGAGTCAATACAACCTCACCTCTGTGCATCTTACCTATGGTATCACTCTTCAGAGGTCCGTTGGTTCCATCCGCAAATGCTGGTAGAGCATAGACAGCCGTTTTAGTCTGTGCATTGATGTTCTGGGTTGTGTTGCGATTAATTGTATTGTTGGTGACGGACTCTCTTATATTATTGATTACCGATGATTTTTCGGGTTCAAATGATTTTTTAGGAGTTTCTCTGAGAACTGTTTCTCGCAACTTCACAAGTTCAGTCTTGCTTGGTATGTAAATTTTTCTTACATCCAATGACTTGCTGTTCGCAATATTCGTGACATTTATTTTCTTCAATTCATCTGGAGATTCTATGTACTTGATCTCCAGATTGTTCTTTACCATATTGATGTTAGGTGGAGCTGATCTGTAATTTCTTGTCGTATTGACGATATAATTTTTCGTATATTTCTTGCTATTATTGATAACATTTGTATTCTCTTGTTTTACCGTCTCTACATTTGTTATTGGAGTTTCAAGGTTTATGTTAGAAAATTTATAACTCTTTTCTATATTTACAGAACTGTTCTTAACATTTGCTGATTTTGTTGTTTTAGTCGATTGTTTGCTTTCCTTCGGCACACTTGGAGTTTGAACTTCAGTGTTGTTCTTTACGACTGTATTAACCACTTCCTTTGTTTCCGTGGGTTTCTCGATGTAAAGAGTTCTTGGGCCAGCGGCAATTCTTTCTATGGAGGATGCTTTCTTACCAGATAGCTTGACAGAAGACAGCTTCGAAGGAGCATCTGGATTTTTCATCCAGATGGTTTCCTTCGTCTTTAATTTTTCAACTGGTGCCAGATTTATCGACTGTTCTGGCTTTTCTGCAACGAGATTGAACTTTACGTTTCTTTTGGATACAACCAAGCCCTTTTTAAAGTATAGACTCTTCAATCTGCTTTTGAGTGCTTCGAATTGTTTCCTTTTTCTGCTCATTAGTATCTCGCTGTGTGTTTAATTGCCTTATCCTGCATTGTCTTGAGATTTTCTTGTTCTATGTACTGCCTCAGTTGCTCCACATAAATGTCTCTTTCCCATGGCATCAGACCTTCTATTTCATTCAGACTGTACTTGTGATGCTGCATCAGCTGAAATTGAAGGTCAAATATGATTCCAAGACTTATGTGACTGAGGCTAATCTGAAAAAATCTTGAATACCTGATATCTTGATTGATCTCTCTGCACCATCCGAGGTGGTGTAGTTTACTACATGCTCGTATGCTGGAACGGTATTGAAATATTCTATGATCTTCGAAAAATTCTGAGAAGTCATGTTCTCAAGCATATCGACCACATGACTTCTGTTCACATCGGTGATTTCAAATTCTTCAGTGGGTGTGATTATCTTTAAGATGCACTTTGAAGTCAACTTTATGAGATCCGTGTATGTAAGTTCATCAATGTTGATATCAGCCAGATCTGTGTAATTTGGGGGTCTGAATAGAAGCATTAGATTGTCATTTATCTTAACGCTTGGATTATATTTGTCGATACCCTCAATCTTTATCGACATCAGATCAAGATTCAAGTTTATCTTTTCCTCTGTGTCTGGGCAAGTAAATTTCGCACTGATGTTCTGTCCGATGGATTTGACTCGAAGATTCACAAAAAGATAATCGAACTCATATGTGGGCAACTTAAGAGAATTCATGTCTTCAAAACAGGAATCAAGAACATCCGACACAGCCCTGACTATTTCTTCTTTAGTCGCAAATTCCTGTGCTATGAGCAGTTTCTTTTCTTCCTTGACCAGAATTGGTCTAAACCACAGTGGTTTATTTGTCGAGGGTCTTTTTATAGTATATTTTGGTAATTGTTTTAGAATAAGATCAGTAAACATAATT